TACGGACGTCAATTATACCTTGTATTGGTCTGGTATGGACGACGCCAAACTTAAAAAGGCAATTGCGGAATCTGTGCGTCGCACATTTCCTGACAAGGATGTACCTGAGCCCTTGTACTTACAGAAACACGAATGGCCGTCTGGATGCACCTATTGGTTACCTGGTGACTATGATGTTGTAGATGCGATTGCAGAAGCAATGAATCCAGGACCCAATTTGTATGTTGTTGGCGAATCTATTAGTGTTCAGCAAACATGGGTTGAGGGGGCCTTGGAATCGGCAGAACAGTTACTTCGTAAATTAACCAAATAAAAATGACTTATAGAGAATGGCGGATGCATCTTCCACGACTCGTCGCCGCAAGCAACGTACACTGTTTGCCGATAAAGTTATTCAGCAAACTAACTTTGAGAAAGGTTGGAAAAATTATATAAAATTGGAGGGCGGGTATCCTGGATTGGGTGCAATATCGGCCCCACCATACCTTGACATGATTGATGGTGCAACGGAAACAACAAATGAACAACGGTTAGCATATATTGATAGTGTTCCAGACAAGTTTCGTGTTCCCGATGCACCCACCAATGTTACAGCCACATCTGGAAATGCACAGGCATCTGTTTCATTTACTGCACCGTCGGATGGAGGTTCGCCAATAACGGGATATAAGGTTACTTCAAATCCAACAACAACCACTGTGCCCGGAACATCGTCTCCGATTGTATTTACAGGTCTCACAAACGGCACGTCCTACACATTTAGAGTTGTTGCTACAAACATCAAGGGTGATTCGCCAGCGTCAGGGCCATCCAATGCGGTTACGCCTGCAACAACACCCAGTGCCCCTACAAGTTTGGCAGCAACTGCGGGCGACAGTGAGGCATCTATTTCATTTACTGCAGGAAGTGATGGTGGTTCAGGAATCACAAACTACGAGTATTCAACAAATGGGACTACATGGACTGCATTAAGCCCCGCAGATGTTGCATCGCCTGTTACAATTACAGGGCTTACAAATGGTGTCGCATATACAATTTATTTACGGGGTGTGAATGCTGTTGGAAGTGGAGCATCATCATCCGGTGTTTCAGTAACGCCTGTCTCACCAACAAATTTTATAGCGGTTGGAACAACAACGTGGACGGCACCCACTGGAGTTACTAGTATTGAATATATTGTGATTGGCGGCGGCGGCGGTGGTGGCGGCGCATACGATGTGGGCGGTGGAGGTGGTGGTGGCGGTGGCCTCATCCTCAGTGGCACAAAGTCAGTCACACCTGGGACAACGTATACTATTACAGTCGGCGGCGGTGGTGCAGGAGGAACTGGCACTGGGGGCGGAGGTGGAGACACAAGCGGAGAAAGCGGCAACAGCTCATCGTTTGATGATATTATTGCACCTGGAGGTGGTGGTGGCGGCGGCAGCTTAAATGATCGCACAGGCACAGGTGGTGCACAAGGAAATGCTGGAACAACTACTGCTCCAACAGGCGGTAAAGGGGGTAGAACAGTGGGAGGAAATGGATATGGTGGCGGTGGCGGTGGTGGCATGGGTGGCGCAGGCACATCTGCTTCAAACAATGCAGGCGCCGCGGGTGGTTCAGGAATCACTGTTACAATTGGAGGCACCAGTGTATCAGGAGGTGCAGGAGGTGACGGTGGTGATAGAGGCACCAATTACAATGGAGCCGCAGGCTCCGCAAATACCGGTAATGGTGGTGGTGGCGGAGCCGCAGTTTCTGCCGACGGTTCCAGCGGTGGCGCAGGTGGTTCAGGCCGCGTGGTCATTCAATATTAAATTTTACATAGTGAAAATAATATTTTCATAGTGTAAGAAATGCAGGATAAATACTTGTTCACAATCATATTATGCATAGTAATTGCGTTTTATGTATATGTGGGATGGCCACACACACCCTACATTTCAGACATACACTATATTAATTTGGAAAAGGATGTTGAACGTCGCAAGCATATGGAATCGCAGGTCGCAAATGCAATTCGGTGGCCCGCAGTGAACGGTGCCGATTTGACACCAGATGACATGGCTCGTTACAACGTTTCGGAATCTGTCTACAGTCATCGCAAAAACTGGGACGGCAAAATGCGCAATGCCGGTGTTGTTGGATGCTGGTTGAGTCATGTGACTCTTTTGCGCCATTTGGCAACAACACGCACCCCCGACCATGCAGCGCATTTGATTCTAGAAGACGACGTTACAGTTACTCCAAAAGCCCTGGATCATCAATTGTTACAGGATCTTCCCGCGGACTGGGATATTGTCTATTTCGGTATTACAAAACCAAACATTGCAGCCAAGATCAGCGAATCCGTATACAAATTGAAATCGCAATCATTATACGGTCAGGGGAACTTTGGCACATTTGCCTACGCCGTGCGCCACGGCAGCCTCCACACAAAAATCCTGCCCTTCTTTACACATTTCCTAAATGCATTTGATGTACAAATTAACCAAGGTTTTGATAATTGGAATGTGTATGCAATTCAGCCAAATGTGATTGTTGCGGAATCCGATCATCAGCCGCATTCAAGCATTGATAAAAATGTGTAACTGGAGTAAGAAATGAAGGTAACACAACAAACATTATACATCATCATTGCAGCAATTGTTGCTCTTTGTATATTTGTGTAC